GTATTTCCAGCTAATATTTCTTCTTTTGACAAATTGCCCAAATAATCAGGATACCTTTTTTGTAGTTCATCAACTGCCTTTATTCTTTCTTCATTTGATAATTTTAATTTTCTTGCAGTTGACAATAATAGATTTGCTCTTGTCAACTCATCGTTAGCATAGTTAATTTGTTGGTCTCTTACCTTTTTTTCTACTTCATTTTTTTCTTCAAGTGCCTTTTTTTCGGCTTCTATTGCTTTTTTTTTGCTTTCAGTTTTAAATAAAAACTCGCCTATTTCTTTTCCGTAAACCGTTAATAAAGTTATACCAACACTTAAAGCAGTTCCCCAACCGAAAAACGCACCAGCTAATTGTGATAATACGCTTTTTGTTGGCTGTCCTTGCGCTTGTAGTTCCTTGTTTTGGCGTATAACTTGACCCATTGCATCAAAGAATATAGGTATATTGTTTGATAAAGCCATAAAACCAGTTTGTACAGAATAAGTAAACGCTGGCATTTCTCTTGTTAATTGTTGTATAGAGTTAGATAGAGGATTGAAGCCACTACCCATAGCACTTGCATAGTTTCCTACATTGCGTTGATATTTCCCCATTGTGGCATCAACACTTTTTAAAACTTGGTCGTATTTTGTTATTTTTTGGCTTAAAAAGTCCATACGTTTTGCTTCATCGTCTGAAATTTTAACGCCAATTGCTTTTTTAGCTGCGAGGTCTGAATACTCTTTATTTAATAAATTTAACTTTGCTTGGATTTTTGTGTAAACATTCGCACTTGACTCTAATTTAGCCTTTTCACGCTCATACGCTTTTGCCTCTCGCTCTATTACCTTTGTATTTTCGTCAACTGCTTTTGTATTATTTTTTTTCGCCTCCGTTAATTTTTTTAACTGCGCTTCAAGTTCCTTTTGCTTTTGTGCAAGTTCCTCATACGCTTTTATGGCATTTTTTAACTCGGCTGGATTGCCCGCTTGTCGACCACCATACAAATCAATTGAGGTTTTAGACATTTCAATTATCAATTTATGGTGCTTTTCTAATTCAGAAAAAACCTTTTTTAAGTCGGCTTCAACTTGAGGTGCGTAAATAGATTTAATTTCTGCCATGATATTATTTATTTTTTAGTTTGCTTTTCTAATTCTGTATTCTTTTTAATCAATTGTTGGCGTAATGTGAAATACTTATAAACGCTCATTTCTTTGCTATTAATCGCATATCCCATTCCTAAGCCTAATTCAATTATAACTTTGTCCTTTTCAATATCTGATTTCTCATTTTTATTTTCCTTTTCCAACTCTTTTTTTATGCTTTGAATATCATTTAAGATATTTGCCAAACTATCTTTTATAGTTGTCAATTGCTTAAACAACTCGGTGTTGATGTCTAATTTATAATGCCATTTGCGTAATTGATTAACTAATTCGTCAAGTGTAGGCATACCCGCTGGCATGGTTTCAATTGCTATAATTAACCTCATGCAGTCGTTGTATTTGGCTTCTAATTTATAAAGTTTGTGGATATTCTCAAACCTTTTAATGACTTGATAATCTTTAGTAATTGATAATATTTCTCCATAAACATTTTCAATAGCTTTGTCAATGTCTAACGGCTCATTAAACGGATATTTAACCTCATAAAAATTTGAAAACCATTTATTGTCGTTGGTTTCTAAATATTGCTCATAGTTGTATAAAGGCATTTGCCTTGCGCTCAAATACGGCTTTATATGTGTACCAAATATTTTACTTTTTATAGTTTTGATAAGATCCATTTGTCTATGTGTTTTTTGATTATTTGCTCATCTAAATATTTATGATTTATTGGTTGTAAGCCAAAAATGTCTTTTCCGTATTTTGCCATTAATTTTGGCGTTTTGTCATCTGTTGAATAAATTCTAACTAAATAACTTGCTTTTTGATAATCAACTTCAAAAGCATTAAAAAAATCCCCCGTATCATTTAACGTCGTTCGGTCAAATGGTTGTCTTTTTAACCTTTTTTTTTGTTTGGTAAAATTTGTATAAGGTAGTAGTTTTTTACCGTTTGCATCTTCGCCTTTAAAATACAATTGTTGTTCTCTATTCAAATCTGCTATTTGTTCAGCATTTGACTTTACCACATTTTCTAATTGTGTTGGCAAATTATCAATTACAGATTTTAAACGCTCTAAATACTTGTCTATTGTCATTTTAATAAAAAACCCCCTCAATTAGTGAGAGGGTTTTAGTTGCTTTAATCTATTGGTTTATACCAATGCTACAAATTCGCTCGACCCCTTAAATCCATTCTCGGATATAAATTGTGGGTTTACAATTGTCTTAACTACATCAGCAGTTGCAAATGTTCCCGCTGTTCTCGTAAATGTGTAAAGACTGCCAGAAGCTGTAAATGTTCCTGGCACGTTTGAACCGTTTACGTTTACGCTCATTGCTCCTAAACCTAAACCTGATACTAACGCTTGGTCTGCTAATTGCTTAACGTTAAAAGTAAAGAAAGCATCACTATTAATTGAAGCACTTGTTGGCACAGGTACAACCTCAGCTAATGAGTTCACTTGGTTTAATGGACTGAAATTCATTTGACCAATTTGTATTGCTACCAACTCAGTATCAAACTGCTCTCTGTCTAATTGAAATTGAACCATAAAGTCACCGCCCTCAGTTCCTGATAAACCTTTATAGGCTTCTACATGAAAAAATGGAGCATTTAAACCGCCTACCAAATCAGCTTTTGATTTTGAAGCCCATAAAGTGCCTTTCTCATCAACTAAAAAAACAGAATGTTTAGTTCTTTTTTCTAAACTTAGCATTGCCTGATAATTTTGTGTACCGCCCTCAAAAGTTAAATCTATTTGAAGTGGGTTTTTACCGATTAAGGCTTTTTCACCGCCTGAATAGGTTTTAGTTCTATTTGCTTCCGTTGTGTAGGCTACACCTTTAACGCCATTTTGAGGCACTAAATTTAAAGCCACTATTTCAGCCTGAACGCTTGCTAATAGTAATTCGCTTGCGCTTTGCATTCCACTTGGGAACTTATACCCATAAGGCGCAAACCATACCGCCTTAATTTCTTTTATATCCAACTCGCAGTAATTACCGCCTGTTGATATAATGTTCGCCTGAGAGCAAGCTCCCTTATTTGTTAATAAATGTAACATAATCTTGTAATTGTTTTGGGATTGTTTTTAAATACATTTTTGCACCCGCCTTTGTGTCAAAGTAATTTCTTACAAATATCACGTTTGGCTGTTGTGCTGTTTTTTTTGCCTTTTTATCCATTGCACTTGGTTTTTATAATTAACTGAAACTCCAAACTTAAGGCGTCAACGTAAACAAGTGGCGTTTCGCTTTGGTCATTTATTCCATAATTTGGAAACGTATTTTCTCGGCTTTTACCTACGTAATCTACATTTTTTGCCAATTGCAACTTGCTTAAAACATCAACGGCTAACTTGTTTAAAACGGTTGAGTAATTGTATAAATTTCGCTCTTCGTTGTACAAATCAACACTTGTTGAAGTCATTAATATTAAATTGCAATTTAAATCAAACTTGTTTAAATCGTTGTCATCTCTTTCGTAATCGCCCATATTATACCAAATCAATGGAAATTGATTTTGCGTATTTCTGTTTTTTGCTATAAACCTTTCAAGTTCGTGCTTATCACCGTAACCAAATCGAACGCTTTTCGTTTCGCTGGCTTTCAGTTCTTTATAAGAGTTGTAACCCGCATACGTTATCGTCATGGGTTGTAATATCTCTTTAAGTAAACTCGAAATTATCATATATCAAAAGAGTTTTTGTATTCCTTATACTCATTATCAAAGTTAACGTTTTCGTAAACATCGCTATGGTCTTTTAAGTATTCGCTTAATGTTACATAGTCAGTTTTTTCGCTTCCGTAATAATCAATAAATGGCACATCGTTAATTAAATAAACCTGTTTGAAAAATCTTTCGTCATGAAGTTGTTTTACTATTTCGTTGTAGGCTTCAACAAGGTTTTGGCTCGGCACTGACTGAATACTATTCTTTGTTGTAATGGTTGCTTTGCCGTTGTTACTAAACAAATCAGCTATCAACTTACAATAAACAATATTCGTTAAGATTGACATTTTTACGCTTCCACGTAAATATAAAAGCCCCTCCCATCGATACGTTTTGCCATCCTTTGTATAAGTTTTGCCATTAACAAAATCCAACCATTTCTGAGGGGCATTAACTGATAATACCCCATTTGAAATGTTTGAGTTTAATTGCGTAAAGTCCGCCAAACCTAATAAATTCTGTAAAAAATCAATGACATATATAGAAATGTAATCATTCAACTTGTCCTCTGACTTATTATTGTCATCGTACAAACCTATGATTTCTAATTTATTTCTGAAATATGTTTTATTGATTAAATACATTGTTTATTTTTTTGATTTAGGTTTTTCTACAAATAATTCAGCAACCTGTAAATCGTTTACAAATATTGAAAATAAACTTTTGCTTACTTTCATTTTGTCTCCAATTTTCTTATTACTAAATTCTTTTATGAATACAATTTCCATCACATTAAGTCGCTAAAGTTGCCAACGCTGTATTGATATTTGTACATTTCAAGAAGCCTGTTTTGTCTACATTTCTAATTAAGAAAAGCATTCTAACTCTCGCTTTAAGAGTTTTTAAATCACTTGTAAATTGTGCATTTACTAAACCTTCCGAAATTACAACGCCTGGTTTTTCGTAAATTCTACCGAAACGGCTGTCACCTACCACCAACGTGTTGTCAGCTAAATTGTTGTCCTCAACAATAGTCAAACCTGCAATTGTGCCGCTGTCCATGTCAAACATATAATTGTTGTTTTGGTCTTTTTTCAAGATGTATCGGTCGATAACATCTGAATTAGCCGCAACAAAGTTTGGCTGATATTTTGAACCTCTTGTTTTAACAATTGCAGTTCTCATTTTTCTAACCAAGTCTTTTATGTTTGCGTCAACAATACCACTTGCAACTGGTGTATAAGCTGGTGAAGCTGTGTAAAGTCCTTCAACGTCTGCACCGTTACCATTACCTGCACCTACTGCAATTTTAGTATCGATTACTGCGTTAACATTTACATTCAAAAAGTTTTCAAGTTCCGAAGCCGCTAAAACTTCATCTTCTAAAAATTCCTCAGTAACTGGCAAAGTATCACCAATTTTTACAAGTTTAGTAGTGTATTCTCTAAATGTCGCTGTACTTTCGTCAAACGCTACGCCCTCAGCCTTTACCGAAGCGGCTCTAACGGTTGTGCTTTCATCCCAGTCAACATATGAAATAGTGCCATTGTGGTTACCATCACCAACAGGGAATTTAGTAAAAAAGTCATACAAAGCACGAGCTTTTACGCCAAGTTGTCCGATAGTGTTTAAACGTACCGAAGCGGTGTTATTTGTTATCGAGGCTCTTGTTACGTTTGCTTTTAAAACGATTTCTTTTTTCTCACCTTTGGCAATTTTAGCAATCACCTCTTTGTTTGATTTTAGCTCCTCAGATAGTTTAACTTCTGTACCGCCTTTGTTTTCCATGCTGTCTTTGATTTCATTAATCAAATCTCCCAATGCCTTAACTTGGTCATCGGTTGCCATTCCTTTAAGTTTCGCTTCTAAGGCTTCATTTGTAATAAATGATTTTTGAGCCTCTTCAATCGTGCCTAAATAATCCCTTTGGATTTCTACTTGCTTTTCAGCTTCTAATTCGTTAAACGAGGCTTCTGTATAGCCTTTTGATGTAACGAACTTTAAAAAATTTTTGTTCATTTTGTTGTTAAATTAAAAAATTAATACTCGTTTTGCTTTTTGAGTAGCTTCCGCTGGCTCTATTTTATTTGAAGTGTCATCATTAACGGCTTCGTTTTTTTCTTCTACTAATAAAGTTGGTGTTACTTGGTTTGAACCAACAACAACCGCCGACCCCTCTATTGCTTTTGCTTCTGTAACTGCAAAGAAATAGCCTTGTTCTTCTGCTTTTTCTTTATTCGCTATTTGGTCAATATATTTATCCCATACTGCTTTTTCTTCTGCATAGTAATTTTCATTGCTATTTATAGCCATTTCAAGTTTTACATATCTCATGCCAACTGAATGATTTTTTACAAACCCCTTTTGATATTGTTCAAACATAAAAGGGTTTCGTTCTTTTGTTATTTCAGTTTCAAAAATCAATGCTTCAAGTTCTTTGCCGTTATAATCATAAGGCTCGGTATAGGCTGTGATTTTATCAGAAATAATTTTATCAAACTTCATTTGATGTTCTTGCAATAAGAAAAGGTTTTTGTTTTCTTTTATGGTTTTTTTCCACAAACCTTTTATATGAACATCGTTATGACTATCTAAAATATTTGTTGTATTAATAACAACTTTTAATTTTAACTTTGTTGGATCTGCTTTTGCTTCTCCAGTTTCTTTGTTAACAACATCAATTTGTTGTGTGGTGGCTTCTAAAACAACCGCATCAGCATATTTTAAAGTAGCTTTTTTTTCAGCTATTAAAATATGTTTGTTGTCTTTAAGTTTTTTAAAATCAATCATTTTTCTACTATTTTATTATTCAACAATATTGACTTTTTGCGCTCCAAATCTTGACGCATTTTTATTGGTAAATCTGACTTTAACATCAAATCTATTTTTTTAATTTCCGCTTCCATTTAAAACCTCATTTAATTTTTGGTTAATATCAACTCCCAACTCTTGCGCTATTTTTAAACTTTCAAGGTTTAATTTTAATTGCTCAGCATTTTCTTTTCTTAACACACCCATAAATGGTAAATGGTTGAAGTCCGCTCTTACTTCCTCATTTTTACCCAAATCAAACTCCAATACGTCTGTTAATTTTTGAAGCTTTGGTTGAATAGCCATTGTGATTAATTGTACAAATGCTTTTTGTTTAGCCTCGCCTTGACTTGACAATCCTTGTCCTCTATCTGCAACCAACTCAATTGGCACGTTAAAATAAACTGCTAATAATACTAAATCATTACTTATTGCTTCGTCAATACCCAATGACTTGAAATTATCAACCATTCGTTTTAATTCAAGGTCTGATTTTCCTGAGACGTGCAAACTTCTAGTTGACAATAATTTCTTTTCAATATCCTCTCGCTCGGTTGTTGATAGTCCATTAACTTGCAACTGCATATCGTCTTTTCCCGCCTTTTGAAATAATAAGAACTTTTGTAAAAAGTGTAAATTTATATTTTTGCTGTCAAGTCCGCTTTCGCTATTGCCAACAATTTTACGAATAGCCTCGAGTGATTTCTCATTCTTATACCAATATTCAGTCGGTGGCTCGTTATGTATGATAATTACATCTTTTAACTTAATCTCTTGCTTTTTATCACCATAATAAATAATATGATTTTCTTTTGGCAAATTTTCGCTAAATATTAATTTCTTTTCAAAGTCATCAAAATACTTTTTTGTTTTTTGGTCGAACTCTTTATAATCTAAAAAGTAATGAGCGTTAAAACTTCCTAATGGGTTTTTATATAAATAAACCGTACCTAAACTAATACGATAAAGGTAATCCTCAATAAAATCAGTCCAGCTTTGAAAAGCATTCGGCTTGCTTTGATAAGTATAAAGATAATTTTTTTCTTTTAACTTATTATTTTCGTATAGATTAATATTGGCTAATTTACCAGTATCTGCTATAATTTTAATAACAGTTTTTAAAGCATATTGATTAATGCTATAATCAACATACTCCGCCTTACTGCTTTTCATTTCATAATGCCAATTACCATTTCTGTCACGAGTGACTGATAAAGGTTTATTGAAATTGCGAACCCATGAGAGTAAACCCATTTAATGTATAAATTTAGGCAAATATACAAATTTTTTTAATATGCAAACAATTTAACATAAAATTATTAAATAAAAAAACCCACCTATAAAAAGTGGGTTTAGTGTTTAACTCAAAAAAAATTATTTTTAACTATACTTAATCAATCCTGCTTTGTATAAATAAAGTGCTATATTTCTGCTACAATCAATTGAATGATTATTCTTATCAATATACTTGCCATCAATAAACCCCTCTCGGTCGCTGTCGTTTGTGTAATTGTTAACCTCAAAGTCTATATTTTCACCAATATAAAAAACGTTTATTGACTTTAAAATTTCAATGCCTAAATGTATGCTATTTGGTGCTTTTAATGCTGGCACGACATTATAACCATTGTCTAATAATTTTGCAATCTTAAAATTATTTGATGAGTAGTTGTTTTTAGCCCCTCCATTGTCGCAAATTGTAAACATATTTTTACGGTGGTTAATTAAATTTGCTATGTATAACAATATTGATCCATCGTCTTTTTTATAATTCACGTTGTTGTCAAGTTCTGCTAAAACATCATTTTCAGATTTGTACAAAATTTCTCTTAAATATAAATTTTGCGTGCCATCATCTAAAACTTCATACTTCCAATTTATAACCGCCATTGGGTCTGAAGTTCCGAAGTCAATTGATGAGTTTTCTTTGCTTTGAACTTGTAAGTAAGTTGATAGGTCAATTTCTTTCCAGTCTTTAAATACTTGACCCTCGACTTCTTTAACCCATTCGCCCAATACTACATGATTATATTTCTTTTTATTTTTTTCTTTAAGTTTGCTGTAATAAGCTAAAATATTTGTAGGCACTAAACTTGTAGGCAAATCTAAATAAGACGTGTGTATAAACATCACGTTGTCAACTATTGTGTTTTCTCCACCTCTTAAGCCTTTTTCTTTATAGAACTGCTTAAAAATCCAATGCTGAACGCTTGATGGATTTAACGATAAAATAGTTATATTTCTTTTATTTAAACTTCTTATTGATAAAAATACCTTTTCAAAAGTTTCATAATCTGGCATTTCGTCTGCTTCATCAACCACAAAAGCATTAAACTGCTCCAAAGATTTAAGGTTTGCTGTTTGTTGATAAGAGCCTGTTTTTATACCTTTAAAAGCTATGCGTTCCTTTCCTCGTTCAATGTGTGTAATGGTGTTGTTAACATACCTTTCAAAACCTAATAACTTAATTTTATCATCAACATTTGGCTTAATACTATCTACAATTGAAACGTTTGTGTATCTTGTGAATAGTACAGAATAATCATAGTTAACGAGTGCTATTGTTGACCACAAACCAATATTATAAGACTTTGCAGAGTAACGCCCACCTGTAATAATAACCGTATCAACCTCTGGATGTTTCCCCTCTAATAGCTGAAATAATGGTAAATACTTAGGGTGTATAACAACATCACTCATTTTTTGGTGCTTCAAATATGATTTTTGGCGGTTGGTTTATTGTTTGTCCATCTGTGGTGTGGTCTATTTGTTGTTTGTCTCCAAACATTTTAGGATAAAATTTAGCCATTTTCCATTTAATTGTTTGGGCTAAAGTGTTATATGTAGATGGGTCTATTTCTTTACTTAAAAGCATTTCTTTTAATTCGTCAAGTTCATTATCTAAACTTTCCGCCTTGTCTTGTATGCTGTTTATATACAGGTTGTATAATTCTTTGTGTTCACGCTTCCAACGACACCATGTAGAAAAATCAGGATATGAGTTCTTTTGTTTTAAAACTGCTTTGATATTTAAACCATCAGCAACTTGTAAACATATTTCTTCACACATTAAAAAATCATACTCACTTAGTCGTGCCATTATTAAAAATCTTATCTAAAAATATTAAATCATCTTTTGAAACGTCATTAATAGTTGCGTCAATTTTTACCTCTTGGTTTACAAAAAATCCTGTTTCCGTTACCCAAGTTGTTTTGACAAATATTTTACCCTTTTGCCATTGTTGGCTAATAAAATCACCATGATAATGCTTTTTAAACTCCTCGAAGCCTAAAGATACTAATTCCGACATTGTGAGGTGTGTGGTCATGGTTTCTGTTTTTTATTAAATAAACGTCTTATAAAATATCCTCGAATAAACGATACAATAAAAAAAACAAAAGTAATAAATATATTTTGATTAATTGTAACTTTTATTCCTAAAAGTGGATAAATCCATAATTGAATTAAAAAAGACGTTAACAAACCAACTACGACATTGGTAACGCTTTCAAGTGCTGAGTGCTTTTTACTTTGCATTATTTCAATATTTTGTTAACTATTCCGTTTAAACTTTGAGGGTCTTTTTTATACGCTTGGTAAATATACACAATTGCTGGCATATCTTGAACCTCAACCTTTGATATCTCATTTATAAAGTTATCCATTGTGTTGTAAATTGTCATCATTTCGCTGTTTGCCTTTTCGTCTGCAAGGTCGAAATGACTTTCTGAAAATCGTATCAGATCAGGTTTTAAATTTTTAACCTTGTTTTTTAGTGCGAATGGTAGCACGAACTTTGTCTGTAATTCGTGCAACTCATTTGCTAATATTTGGCTTAAAAAAATTGATTTTATCATAACTGATTTTCATTTATAAATTTTCTAACCACTCCGATATTCTCAGGCTTACATCTAATTGTAAACCCTTTTGTATTGCCTTTTTTTCTCCCGCAATTTTCATGACCGCCTCTGTTGTCTTTTCTGTTTGGTTTTAAGATTTGTGCCATTTGTTTATTTCACTTTCAAAGATTAAAAAATCATTTTCAAAACTCACATTAATTTCAGGCAATTTATAAACTATATTTTCTGCATACTTTAATAAATCTTCTACATAAAAAACGTGTATAGGGTGTATGTTTTCAATAGGTTTAATTTTTCCTGCTTTCATTAAATTGTAAATATCGCTTCTCGATATGGATAATATATCACCCGCTTGATCTGTTGTTACTACTCTACTTTGCATATTTATTAATTAAGTATTTATAATTTTCAATATCAATACAATCCCATTTTTTAATATACTTATTGTGTAAGTTGGTTAACATTTTTCTATCTGTCGATTTTGCTTCTGTTAGTTTAAAAATAGGTCTTAAAGCATCGCATACCTCTTTGTTTGTCATGGCTTAACTATTTCAAAATCAACTTGCATTTCTTTAACCACCTCATTTAAAAATTGTTTATGACTTTTCAAATCCGCTTTTAGATTTCTAATCGTTTCGGCTTGACTTAAAATAGTCAATCTCATTTTTTCTATTTGCTCGGCCTCTGAAATAATATTAAATGCGTTGGTCATTTTTTCGTTGTCAGCTAAAAAATTTGATTTAACTACATTTTCCATCCAGTTATAAAAGTTTTGAGTTTTCATATTATAAAAGTTTTTTAAGTTCGTTTTTAATTTCTTTGATTTCATCCTCTAATTTGTATTTCGCTTTGCGCCATTCTGTGCTACTATTCCAATCGTATTCTAATTGTTCAATAGCATCCATTTTATCAAAAAGTTGATTTACTAATTTTTTTACGTCTAATAATTCGTTAAATAGTTGGTTCATTGATATAAGATATTTTAAGGTTATTTAAATAATTGTTGATATTTGGCAAAGGCTTTCCATCGCAATTTGTAACTTCGATATTAACCGCTCTATATTCATCCCAAAACTTACCGCCTTTTACCCAATCAATGTCAAAGGTTATGTATGTCGTATCTGTTTCGATATTGTCTTTGCCCCAAAATTCTTCATCTGGGTGATTTTCCTGTGCCTCCCAAATGACATTTTGCATTTTTTCGTATATTTCTGTTATTAGTGCTTTCATTTCTTCAACATTTTAAGTTCAATTTCCAACTTGTCAACTTTAATTTGCAAGTTCTTATTTAGCTGTGAAAGCATTAATATTTCATACTCGTCATTAGATTTCGCGCTCTTTGTCATAAGTGCGCAAAGTAAAAAACCAAACCAAAAGAAGCCGAAGCCTACTGCTATAATTGTAATTGTTTCCATAGGTCAAAAATAATAAAAGTTATTTATTTAAGGTTTAACGTTAACAAAGTTTTAACATACCTTTTTTTTAGCCTTTCAATACACATATCGTAAATTATAATCGTATGTTCATATTTTCGTCTTAAATTTGGGTATGTACCATAAAAGCCATTTAATGACTTATCTGTTGTTATTTTTCTTATTTTATAGTATTGAATAGCCTCAAGGATTTCAATACAAGTCTGATGTTTGTCAATTAGTGTTTTCATGTTTAAAAAGGGGTTTTTACGCCCCTTGTGAAATTATTAAAATATTGTTTTCTTGTATTTCTTGATTAATTTCTTCAACTCTTGCAAACAATAATTTGGCACCGTTAACATATTTTTTTATCATTTTATTAAACTTTTTAATTAATTGATTTGATAACGTTAATAATTTTTTATTTTGCATCGGTTAATTCGTTTGGAGTTACGCAATCTTTTTTAATATCATCCCAAACCATTCTGCTTCCGTTTCCATCACCTGATAATGTAGAAAAAACTGTTTCACCATGTTTGTGTATTGGTTGAGCAAGTTCTTGCTCGTTCCAATATGCTTTTTGTTGTACATAAGCCTTTAAACTGCTTAATCTTTTTTTGTAAGTCATTCCAGTATTTTTTTCTAAAGTTGTTACAGTGTTACCTTTAATTTCAGTAATCAAATTTACACCAAAAGCATTTGAAAAGGTTACTTCTTGTCCGATTTGAAAGTTTGAATTTGTCATGATGTTTAAATTTTAATTGTTATTAATTATGGTACAAATATACAACGTTATTTTTAAATACAAAACTTTTTTTAAAGTTTTGGGAAAATTTTAACATTTCTCACTTTGGTAGTACCTTATTAAATTATCATTCGATTCAATATCAAGGCAAAGAAAATAAGGCATTAAGTCATCTAA